AGCATTAAATTCAATTTTTATAGATTTAAAAAGAAAAAATAAAAATATCGTTTTTGTACCAATAGAAAATATACAATTAAATTATAATGATGTTGACTATGAAGCTACCAATGAAAAAGTCTTAGAAGAATTATCTAGAATGTATTGGTATGATAGAAAGGTATTTGAAATCATAAACAAAGGCGAAAGCATTGCAGAGTTTTCAAGAAAATCTTTTATTCATTATTACTCACTTTACAATACATACAACAAAGTTAAATCTAAATTAAAAAAATTATTATGATTTACAACAATGATTTTAAGTATGATTTAAAAGTTGGGCAAGTAAAAGAAAAAGAGATTGCAGATATTTTTCAGTCAAAAACAATTGAAGTTAAATATGATTTACAGGCATTAAAAACGGGTAATGTTTATGTTGAATATTATTCAAGAGGTAAAAAAAGTGGAATAAGCACTTCGCAGTCAGATTATTATTGTTTCTGTTTTGGCGAAACTTTCCATTTAATAAAAACATCTGATTTAAAAAATAAGTGCAGGGAGTTTATTGGAACAAACAGGGATAAAAAAGGCGGGGACAATAACACAAGCAAAGGTATTTTATTACCATTAAAAAAATTATTATGAAAATAGGAGACTTAATTTACTACATTACAAAATACACAGGCATAAAATACATTGTTGATTCTTACCATAAATACAAAGGAACAAAATGTAATTGTCCTGAAAGGAGAAAAAAACTAAATGAAATAAAAATTAAAAGATGGTAAAATTTGAAAAACACGACAAAAAAGATTGGCAGCAATTTAGATTGGGTACAAAGTCACACATATCCGCTGAAGAATTTGAATTGGTATGCCAACTACACGCAAAGTATCACAAGCATAAATATTACAAACCTTGCACCTGCAATCCTAAAATCATAAAATTATGGATAAAACATTTAAACGTAATTTGGGATAATGGGTCTGAAGAAAATAAATAAATTCGAGAAAGCAGTTGTAATGATTCTTAATTTTGATGGTTGGGATTTAAAACATACAGGCGAGGGTTCTACTAAATGGGATGCAGAGGGTTTTACACCTGAAAAGAATGGTAAACGTTCACGCTGTGTAATTGAAATGAAATTCAGAAATAAATACTATGAAGACAAAATGCTTGAAAAAGACAAGTATGATGCTTTAATGGATTTGGATGATGATATTATAAAACTCTATTTTGTAAACGACCCGAAAGGTAATTTTATGTATTGGTTGAACACTTTAAAGATGCCTAAGACAATTAAAAAGTATTGCCCTGATACTACAATGTGGACAAAGAAAAGATTGCTTAAAGACGTTTATTTGCTAACAGAAAACGATGCTGTTATAATTAACCTGAACGAGAAATAAAAAATAATTTAAAAGTTTTTTGTTTTATAGTTGTTTTATTAACAAAAATGTTTATATTTGTGTATAATTAATAATTAAAAACAGAACAAAATGTTAGACAAGTACAAGCAAAATTTAAGTATCAGAGGAAATCAGGTTTGGAGTTATACAACTCACGTTGCTACAATAGCAGATGATAAATTATTCCAATTAGGTTATTGGAGTCAAACAACTCAAAAGCATATCAATTATGTAGCAGAGCAATTAGATTTAACTTTAATAAAATAAGATAAAACAAGATGGCGAACAATAGATTGTATTTAGTAGATACAAGTACAAATGACTATTTATGCTTAGCTAAAGGTTATGGTTGTGCTTGGAACACAGGTAATATAGATTTATATCAGAAATTTATGAGTGAAACGTTTAATGATGGAGATGGCAAAACTAATCTTATTATCGGTACTGAAAACGATGATGACTTTTATAAAAAGTGGATAGTAAACGGAATAAACTACAATATCAAAAACAAATGGGAGTAGTATTTAACTAAAATAAAATAAGATATGAACGATGACTATTTAAACTACGGAAACCCTGCTTACGATATGGATGGGGATTATGAATGCACTGAGTGTGGTGCAGCAATAGAAAATGAGGGCGGTGTTTGCAGCGGAACTTGTTTTGAAGCATCAATGCTTTAATTATGAAAATAAACGAAGCGTTGTGGGAACAATTAAAAAAAAGAATAGAAGAGTATATTGAAGCCGATGAAAACATTACTGACGTAACAATTAAATGCAGGGTAAAGGAATCAGAAATAAAAAATCATTTACAAATAAACGTAATAATTTAATAAAAATAGAATGGAACATAACGAGTTTTTTTTAGACAGGATAGTATCAATTTACAGCACCAATGGAGTTGTTCATTTACAGGTAACAACCTTAGAACCTGAACAAGGGTATATAGATATAGAGGTGAACGCAAGGGAATTATTAAGCGACATACCATCTTTACATTCTTTTGCATTAAAAGCAATTGAAGAGGAAGATAACCGTACAAAGGAGAAATACAGAGAATTTAAAAAAACCTTAAAATGAATAAAAAAAGAATTTTAGCAAAAGTAATTTGCATTGGATTTATTATTGTAATGGGTGTTTTAGTTCTTATTGATGTAATTGTAAACGGTTCAAGGTTATGATTTTACTAGTAGATGCAGATAGTTTAATATTTGCAAGTTGTTATAAGAAAAGGGAAAACCCTGATGACGAAAAATATTACAGCGATATATCTGATGCCCGAAATAAGTATCACGAACAGTTTATGGCGATTGTAAACAAGTTGGAAGATATGTATGACATAGACAAGGTGATTACATTTAGTGGAAGCAAAGGTAACTTTAGGAAACTAATTACAAAAACATACAAAGCGAATAGAGCATCAGCGCCAATGCCGCCATTATTAAATGAAATGCATCAGTACGTAAAAGATAACTATGACAGCATTTGGGGGTACGGAGTTGAAACGGATGATATGGTTGCAAGGTATTGGTATAAATTATCAAAAGAGTTCGGCAGGGACGAGGTTATGATTGTTTCAATTGATAAAGATTATAAACAGTTCCCTGCATTGATATACAATTATCATTATAAACATAAAGAAGTTTTAGATATTACAGAAGACGAGGCAATGTTTAATTTTTATGAGCAATTTATTATAGGGGATTCAGCCGATAACGTTCAATACTTTAAAGGCAAGGGAAAAGTGTTTGCAGGCAAATGGTTAAAAGATTGTGATACAAAATATCAGTACACAAAAAGAATGTTAGAGTTATTTAAACAAGAATACAAAGGCAAGGCAAGACAGAAATTTGAAGAGTGCTACCACCTTTTAAAATTAAGAACAGATTAATATGGAAGTAAAAGATGCTCAAGAAATAGGGGATAAAGTAAGTAAAATAATTGGAATCAATATATTTGAAAACACAAGGAAAAGAGATTATGTAGAAAGCAGGGCTTTGGTAGTTTTTTTATTAAGGGAAAAGCTATTAATGAGGTGGGTAAACATAGCAAGGTACTTTGAAGAAAACGGAAAGCATATGGACCACGCAAACGCTATCCATCTTTTTAAAATGTATCCTATTTACAAAAATTATAATAAACAGCTATCCACAATTGAGAATACATTTATTTTTAAAAGTCAATTGAATTATGATGAGATAGATAAATTTCATTATTTGCTAAAAAAGGTAAAAGAAGTCAAGCAAGAAAATGATTTATTGATTAAAAAATTAGCTGCAACAAAAAAACAACAAGACCCAATATTAGATTTATTAGAGGGTATGACTCAGGAACAAATGGCTCAGGCAATAGAAAGGGTTACCTTGTTAAAAAAGAGTTTCGCTTGGAAATCAGTTGACAAGTGTGAGATAATTGAAGCAGGTGATGGAATAAGTGGTGCAGCTTTTTAAAATAACATAAATGAATATAGAAGATTGGGTAATAGAACTAGCCTTTCACTTTCCTCACAACAGGTTTCTTTTAGGTCACGAATACATTAAGGCAGACAAAGACTTTAAATACAATACAATTAAGGTGTATCTTCTAATAGCAACAATTACAATAGATTATAAAATCAATCAATAAATACGTTATATAAATATGGAATTATTAAAAGTATCAGCAGTAAAACCAAATACTGATAACCCTAGAGTAATAAAAGACAATAAATTTAAAAAACTTGTTGCATCAATTAAGGAGTTTCCAGAGATGTTAAAACTAAGACCTATTGTTGTTAATAATGATATGGTTATCTTAGGTGGAAATATGAGATACAAGGCTTGTATTGAAGCAGGGTTAAAAGAGGTTTGGGTTTTAAAAGCTACTGACCTAACAAAAGAACAGGAGAATGAATTTATAGTAAAAGACAATGTAGGTTTCGGTGAATGGGATTGGGATATATTAGGTAACGAATGGGATGTAAAAGCATTAGAGGATTGGGGTTTAGATGGGTTTCCTTTTGAACTTGAAGAAAATGAAGAAGAAGAAGTTTATACTAAAAATATAGAAGCACCTACTTATGAGCCTAAAAACAAAAAACCAACAGAAGATGAACTATACAATGAAGATAAAGTAAAAGAATTAATAAAAAAGATAGGACTTTCAAATATAGAAAAAAGAGAAAAAGAATTTTTAATAAAAGCAGCATACAGGCATACAATATTTAACTATCAAAGTATTGCAGATTTCTATTCTCATTCAAATAAAGAAGTTCAGGAATTAATGGAAGATAGTGCTTTAGTTATAATTGATTTCAATAAAGCTATTGAGAATGGATATGTTAAGCTAAGTAAAGAAGTTCAAGAATTATATGCAGAAGAATATGGAGAATAAAGATTTTGCAGTATTTATACTAACACACGGCAGACCTGATAATGTTATGACATATAACACTTTAAAAAAATCAGGTTATACAGGTAATATTTATATAGTAATTGATAATGAAGATAAGTCAGCAGAAAAATATTATGAAAATTTTGGTGATAAAGTTATAATGTTTGACAAGAAAGAAATAGCAAAAACTTTTGATGAAGCAGATAATTTTGAAGACAGAAGGGCTATTGTATATGCAAGAAATGCGTGTTTTAATATTGCAAAAGATTTAAGCATAAAATACTTTATTCAATTAGATGATGATTATACAAAATTTGATTATAGAATAAACAGTAAAGGTAACTATCCATCAGGTCATTTTAAAATAAAAAAGATAGATAAGGTATTAGATATTATGTTAGAGTTTTATAAAACCATACCTGCTAAAACTATTGCTATGTCTCAGGGTGGAGATTTTATTGGTGGTTCACAAAATTCTAATGCAACTAATCCTAAGTTAAAAAGAAAGTGTATGAATAGCTTTATATGCTCAACTGAAAGACCTTTTAAATTCAATGGAAGAATAAATGAAGATGTTAATACATATACAAGAAATGCAAGTGTAGGAGATATATTCTTAACTGTACCTATAATATCGCTTACGCAAGGACAAACACAAAGTAATGATGGTGGTATGACTGATATATATTTAGATAAAGGAACTTACATTAAATCTTTTTACTCAGTTATCTTTCAACCTTCTTCAGTTAAGGTCGCTTTAATGGGTGATAAAAATATGAGGTTACACCATAGGGTAAATTGGAATGCAACAACACCTGTAATATTAGATGAAAAATATAAAAAATAATGGACGAAAGTAGACATATAAAAAAGGAATCAATACTAAAGGCGCTTGAACAGAGTTTAGGAGTTGTTACGGTGGCTTGTAAGAAAGCCGATGTACCTCGCAGTACATTTTATAAGTGGTTAAAAGAAGATGCCGCATTTGCCTTAGAAGTAAGTGATATTGAAAACATAGCCCTTGACTTTGCAGAAAGCCAATTGCATTCACAAATAGGGGGCGGTAATACTTCCGCTACAATATTTTACCTAAAGACTAAAGGTAAGAAAAGAGGTTACATTGAAAGGCAAGAAATAACAGGTGCCGATGGTATGCCTACTAATTTTCAAATCGAAATAATTGGAGCAACTAAAGATAAAGACTAACATTATTTATGACCATCTATTAGCAACAGATAAAAAAATTGTAGTTGAACAGGGCGGGACAAGGTCAGGTAAAACATACAATATCTTGCTTTGGATTATATTTGAATACTGCACACGTAATGACAATAAGATTGTTACTATATGTAGGAAGTCTTTTCCATCTTTGAGGGCAACTGTAATGCGTGACTTTATGAGCATATTACAGGCGCATAATATGTATAAAGAAAGCAACCACAATAAGTCCAATTCTGAATATTACTTATTTGGAAACTTAGTTGAATTTATTTCACTTGACCAACCTCAAAAGGTTAGGGGGCGAAAAAGGGATTTGTTATTTGTGAATGAGGGCAACGAGTTGTATTATGAAGATATGCAGCAGCTACTCTTTAGAACGCA